CAAAGTAGCCGCAGTTATATTGCTGTTATCTGAGAAGTTCAGATAGAAGCCGTTAGTGCCGTATGAGCCTGAGTAGGCTTTAGGTTGCCATACGCCTGTTTGTGCGTTGGTTTCTCCAAAGGATGATGGGGTTAGGGCTTGACCATCAATGAAGTTGACATCTGTGATGTAGCCGTTGAAGTAATAACTTGCTGATGTTTCTCTACCAATATTTTGCGCTGATGTATTGTTGATTGAGCCATCAAAGTTTTGTGCTGGATAAGTTCCAGACAATGTTATTTGTGACCCATTGATATAAACTTTTACTCGGTCTGTGCTTGTTGCTTGAGTGGTGTCTTGCGCCACAACAACGTGATACCAAGCCGACACATCACGATAAACAGCAGTTGAAGTTAATCGAGTGTATGTTGCACCCTGACCAACATCAACCCAAAAAGTATCATCAGCAAAATAACCAATCTTTGACCCAAATGTGCCACCATCAGCAGACATTAACTGAGGATAATTTCCACCACTTAAAGCACTGCGCTTTACCCATCCACTCCATGTCCATGTGCGTCTATTCCCTGCACCCGCAGGAGTACGATTCAGATAAGCAGAGTCAGCACTATTAAAGCGCAAACTGCGTGAGATTTGATAGCCGCCATCGGAGACTTGTGTTGTGTTTGAACTAAACATTTATATCCTTAGACTGTGTAGTTCTGTCCAGCCACACTTCCAAGCCAACTCGATGAGTCAATGGCTGTAAAGACAAACTTATCTGCCTTAGATGCTGTAGCTGTAATAGTTGGTGCAGTACCAGCAGGCCACTTAACCGAGGCAGGCCATGTCACAGTACGAGAGCCTGTACCGTCTTGCTTCTGTACCAATGTAAAACTCTTACCAGCAGCAGGTGTTGGAAAGGTGTAGGTGCAGTTGCCCGTGAGTGTGAGATATTGAACTGAGCCGTTAGCAAGGTCAATGGTGTACGCTGTAGAAGTGCTTGCTGTACCTAGTTCTTCTGTGTAGCCGTTGGTGAATGTGCCAGCTTCAACAGTCTTAGAAGTTAATGTTTGAGTATCTGTTGTACCTACGACAGTACCTGATGGAGCTGTCTTTGTAGCCCATGTATCTAAGTCAGCATCCCAAGCTTGTACGTTAGTACCAATAGCCACACCTAAGTTAGTACGAGCTGTAGCTGTATTGGTTAAGTCAGATAGGTTGTTAGCTTTAGACAGGTAATCAGCACCTGAGACATAAGCAGCTACCCAAGCTGAACCAGTGTACAGCTTCATAATCTGAGATACACTGTTGAAGTATAGAGTACCAGCCACTAGAGCATTACCATCATTGTCCACTGAAGGATCTGATGTTTTAGCACCGAGGTAACGATCATCAAAGTTATCGTAAGCTGTCAGTGTAGCATCACGAGCAGCTTCAGCAGCTGTTTGAGCATTTGAGGCACTGGTAGCACTGCCTGATGCAGCTGTAGCACTTGAGGCTGCGTTTACAGCGTGATACTTAGCTGAGTACTCACCACCAGCTACAGTACCTGAAGTCTTAGTAGCCCAATCGTTAGCCAATGTAGCTGAAGATGCTGACTCTGTAGAGTAGTACTTAGCTGAGTACAGAGTACCATCTACAGTAGAACCAGTCTTAGTAGCCCACTCCTTAGCTGCACCTGCACTGTTAGTAACACCTGTACCACCGATAGACCAAGCTTTAGAGGAATAATCAGTTGAAGCTACTTGACCTGTAGTCTTAGAAGCCCATTCACTTGAAAGTGTTACATTGGATGCACCTGTGGTAATCAATCCATCGACATAACCTTTAGTGGATACATCTGTTGAGCCTGATGGACTACCCATGCCTGTGATAGTACCACCTGTAATCGCTACAGCGTTAGCCTCTTGATTACCTAAAGAGCCAACAACCTTAACGATTGTACTACCACTCTTGGTGTATAGTTTCTTATCTGTAGTGTTAATTGCAAGTTCACCAGCAACTAAGTCACCCGCTACAGGGACTGCTGAGGCTGTACTGCTATTCTTTGTAATGATCGTTGCGGTCATCTAAGTTATTCCTTCTTATGCGTAACCAAGTTTAGCGTAAGCAGCTGCTATGTCAGCAGGGCTTACACCGTAAGTTGAACCTGCCTGTTGAAGTGCTGATAGTGAAGAACCCGGTCTAGCTGCCAACTCAGCAGCCAAGGCTTTCTCCACCACTGATTGCTGACCAACTTCATCGGCTGCACGATACTTCTGTATCTCTTGAATAGCAGTTTGATAGTCAGTTGGGTTAGCTGCTATGTTATAGAGAGTACCAGCATCCACAACACCAAAGTTAGGGTTGTTGTTAGCAAACAAGCCAGTAGGGTTTAACTGGTTATAAGCATTCTGTATCTCTTCAACAGGAATGTTAGTTGCTGCTGCGACTGCTGCTGGGTTAGTACCTGTAGCATCCATTCTAGCTACAATGTTAGCGTAGGCTGTAGCTGGGTTCTTTAACTCTTGACTAATTACATCTGTAATCTCAGTCTTCATTGCTGGTAAGTAGTAGCCCTGACCTCGCAAGTAATCAATGTCTTTCATACCTAAATTAAAGGTGCTCATTAACTGCTCAGTAGTCATACCCGCTTTAAGAGCAGCATTCAGGTCTAGCTTAGTCTGTGGGACATTACCAGCACGATATGAGTTCATCAAGGAAGTCATTGGGTCAACTAACTTAGCTGGAGTCCTAGTAATACCATCAGATTTAGTTACTTGTTTAGCAATAGCTGTATTGGCTGTATCAGTACCTGACATCATGCCTGAGTCACCACCGTACCATGCAGCTAAGTTAGAGACAACATCACGAGGCATACCCGGTAATGCTTGATTGTATGCGCCTTGAACTCTTGAGAAGTAATCAGCATTGTACTGTGGAGTACCTTGTGTAGGAATTGACACACCAGCTGCCGTTGTAGTTCCACCACCCATATTAGAGACAGCATTACCAGCACCTACAAGTCCTGCAATACTAATACCAGCTTTAGCTAAGTTAGCTATCTGTGCAGGTGTCAAGCTTGAAAGAGCACTAGCTCCAGCACCTGTTGCACCCGAAAGAGCTGCAGCAGATAATGCCTCAGCCCCTGCAGTACCACCAAGACCACCTAATGCCATATCAGCAGCTGCCAACTCTGAAGCTGTTAAACCTGCAGCACCAGAGGCTCCTCCTCCAAGCAAACCACCATAACCAGCAGCTCCTAAAGCTGCCAATACTACTGGATCTTTAAAAGCATCTGCTAAGCCACCAAAGAATGATTGACTTTTCTTAGTTACGCCTTGTCCTGTAAAAGCACCTGAAGGATCATAAGAGTAAAAAGGTTGACCTGCTTGGTCTATTCCTGTAGATCCAGTAATGCCTGAAAGAGCACCTTCTTGTAAAGTTTCTCCGCTGCCAGTATCAGCATAGTTAGCACCATACAAAGTACCACCAATATTTACTGTATTACCACGACCTGCAGCGATAATCTGCTGTATCTGCTCAGGTGTCAGTGCTTGAGGAGCTGCCATGATTTATTCGCCTTTTCTGTATAATTCAAACGTGTTGATAGTATTCATTGTTGAACCAGTTTCAGACGTTGCACGAACTTGATCGCCCTCTTCAAGAACAATATAAGCACCATCGTTAAACTTAATAAACTGAGTTGGGCTTAAAACATAGTTATCTAATACGAAAATCTCAGTTGCTGCACTTGAGTCATACCACACAACATCAATAAACTTATTATTACCTGAATGGTTTACAACGTAACAAAGAGGCCACCTAGCATAGTAACCAGTAGGTACTGTGAAAATAGTAGTCTGCGTTGCAGCAGTAAGAACATTACCCGTCGATACTGGTTTCATCTTGCTTTACTGTTTTCTTAGTTACTTTAGGAGTTTCAACTACTACTTCAACTACTTCCCGTACCTCCGGTACTTCAGTGTATCCAGTGTGTTTACGCATTTCAGCAATCTCATGCTCTTGGAAGAACTCTACTGTGTTACCTGATTGAATACATTTAAATTTCATTTGCTGTTACCTTTCTGATGTACTAAAGAGTAATACATTAAAAAGGCTCCCTACTCCTCGTGAGAGTAGAGAACCCTTAAGCTACTTAGACGGGAACCACAAGGGCAACGCCACCGTAGTTACGCAACTCAGCGCAACCGTACAAAGTATCAGCTGTGAACAATGTACCGAGGTACTCTTGTTTGTACTGAGTCTGTGAACGGACACCAACTTGCTCCACCAGAACCATAGAGTCCTTGTGAGCCATCAAGCACACACGACCCAAGCTAGTACCGGAACCGTCAGCAGCAGACTTAGCTGTGCCAGCATTGGACGAAACGTAGACTGGAACACCATAGATGTCACCAATCATGCCGTTACGGATGCTGTTAGCAGAACCAGCTTCACCAACGCTGTTGAAGGTTGTAAACTCAGACAAGCCCAAGATAGTGTTACGTACATTTGGGGGAATCAAGAAGAAGCGGTTGTCCATAGGAACATCGCTGTCATCAAGACGCTGAATTGTACGACGAATACCAGCAGCTGTCAAAGCTGAAGCATTACCAGCACCAGAGGAAGCTGAGTAGTCAAAAGCTGTAGAGCCATCACCACCAATGAAAGCACCAGCGTAGCGGAAAGTACCCGCACCAGCTGTTGAAACATTGAACTGTTGACCCAAGTTCACCAAGTCAGTATCAACTTGCTTACCCAAAGCATAACCAGCATCATCAGTGTAGAACTGACGGAGGCTAGACAATGCCTGAGCTTCAACGATGTCCTCAATCAAACGTGAGTACTCGTAGTGCTTGTTGATAGAGACAGTTACTTCTGATTCAGTAGCTGCAATCAATGTAACTTGTGTAGAAGCTGCCTTAGCAGAAGCAGAGCCACGTGCAGGGACTGGAATGTGAACTACGTCACCTTTCTTGCCCTTGAAGCTCATCTTCTTAACTAGGTTAGCTGCAACCAAGCTCTTTTTGTAAGCCGCAACAATTTCATCACTCCATACTTCTGGAATAAACGTTGCTGCGGTCGTACTCGTTACGTGATCTGTTCCTAATGCCATTTTAAAATTCTCCTGTGAATTTGTGAATTAAATTAAATTATTTAACCCTGCCTTCAGAGTACGCAGCCATAATCTCAGGTTGCAGTGCCTCATAACGGTCAGGATCTTGCATACGTAGCCGGATAAGGTCGGCACGACGATATACTTTCTTAGAAGACTCTCCAGTTCCCCCAACATCGACACCAGCTGCTTTTAGATTCTGTTTGCGGACAGCGTTACCTGCATCAGTAGTTTGTTGTGTCTTAGATGTACGGATCTGTTTGAATGTTGAGAGCAGTTCATCAGCTGCATTGAAATCATAGTTGGCATCTGCCATTGCGTAGATATTAAGTCTCATGGGAGAGGCTTTAACCCACTCAATAAACTCACCATCACGTACAATATCTGCAAAGTCAGGATGCTTCTTGTTGAGCATTGCGTGTGTCTGAATTTGCTTTAACTGCTGTGATGCCTGTTTAGCGGCAATTACGTCTGGATGATTTGCAACAGCACGATTAACGTGACTCTGCGGATCTTCAAAGAAATCAATCTCTTGTGGTGGGTTCTCCACCGCTTGTGGTTGAGCTTGTTGTTGAGTCTTTTGAGATAAGCTTTGTTTAATTAGATCATCAGCTAAACGCCTAACTTCACCAACTTCCTGTGCTTGCCTACCGATTAGCTTTTCAGCCTCTTGGTGCATACGAACAATATCTTCGAGATTCTTCCCTTTGTATTTCTCAGGGATCTCTTGGGGTTGTTCTGGTGAAGGTTGTTGAGTCTGTCGTGCACTTGAGGACTCTTGTTGTTTAAAGTCTTCAGCATCAATCTCACTAACGCTACCTAGTTCCTCATTACTATCAATTAAAGCCATACCTAACCTTTCCCTGTCCACGTAAACGATGGATTACAGGATTAACTTAAAAATAGAATTGGGTTGCCTGAATAGCTATTCAGATCCTCTCTTTTGTTCCTGCTTGAGCCTGTCAGCTCTCACAGCAGCCCACTTAGCCGTTGCACCGGGGAAGTCACCAGATATGGCATCTAACCCAATGGTAGGAGTTGAAATGAGCCTGATAGCGTCCTTACTACATACCTTACATTTAGCAGTGGTATGATCGCTATCTACCAGCGATTCAGTTACGTGATTGTTGGTACATAAAAAGTTATACAGACGTTTCATCGCAAGTCTCCCTGCTTATCCTGTAAATCCTCATATACCTTCTCACACACAGCCTTACGCCCTAAAACCAATTCAAGAATATCCAACTGTCCTTTACGATAATGAAGTGTTTGTGTATCGTTGACAGTAGAAATATCGTTTAAACTAGCCTTAATCTCTTCAAAGTCCTCTATGAGGTACTCCCAACCTCTAGTGCTCATGGTACTAAAGGTTTCTTCGTAATACTTTTGTAAATCAGGGGCCATTTGGCTTATCCCTCCATGTAATACTTAAACAATAGTGTTATTGTAGCATAAAAACAACACTTTGTCAAGTCTTTTGTTAACTATTTACTGTTTTCTTTGTCTAGTCATCATCTGAAGGCTTGCAATACGCTCATTTGAGGCAATATCAGCAGCTTTCAGGTTAATAGTCTTCTCTTTTAGCATCATGTCAGCCAGTTTCAGACGCTTTTCAAAGTCATCACCACTGTCTAAGTTGGTAGATGCTGCTTGAACTAGCTTTACACGCTGCTCTTCAGGGATCATCTGAGCTTCAATCATGGTTTTCTGAGCTTCAGCTGACTGTTTCTGAGCTTTGGACTGCAGATCAGCCACCTGAGCCTGTGCCAGCTCCATTGCAGCCTGTTGTTGCATCTGTGCAGCTTCAGCAGCCTGTGGGTTAGGTTGAGACATTTGATCCAAAGCCTTCATGAGTTCACCACGATTAGACAGGGAACTGTTCTGGAGGATACCTTTGAGGATCAATGGCAGTACTGGGGTGTTGGGGCCTAAGGTCTGCAACAAACCAATCATCTGTTGTTGTTCAAACTCTCGTGCCAAGATACCCAATGTAGCTGTAGGTACGAATGTCATGTCAACTGATGGATAACGCTCACTGTCAAACTGCATATATCTGAATGCAGCTTTGTTGATGAACGGTATCATGAAGTCTTCTTGGAAGTTACTCAAGGTACGCTTGTACTTCTTGATGATGCCAGCCATAGCCATTGACATACCACCAGCACCTGCATCACGAGGTACGTTGGAGGGCATACCTGCGCTGTCAACTGTGCCTGTAGCTTGCAGGAGCATACGCTCAAAGTTCTGCGCTGCTGCAGCTGCATTGTTGTCAGTCTGACCGAACTTGAAGGGATACAAGATCTCAGATGGTGCACCATTGGTCAAGATAGCCTTACCGGGTTTAATCTCAAACTTAGCACCACGTGGGAGCCTTGTAGCATCCATTGCGATCATTGGTGCTGTAGTAAGAGCCAAGGAGTCCATGTGAGCACGAAGCTGACCATCAATAGCTTTCTGCATATTGTAGGCTTTCTCAGCTGTACCTCGACCCCAGAAACGTCCGGGGACTGTATCATCTTGGTAGGCAATGACTGGACGATCCTTCATCATGTAAGGATTAGCTTCAGCCTTCAACAGGATTGAGTCATTGGCAATAACGACAATAGCCTCAACCAAGTCTGAGTAGTCATCAGCTGTGGAACCTTCAGGGAACAGATCAGCATACTCAGTTGCTGCTTCTTCACCGTCTAAGTACTCTTTAGGAACTAGACCGTAGTATGTAATCAGCTTAACCTTATCATCTTGGTAGGTCTTCAAGTCTTGGGTTACTTCCAAGTCTTCATCCTCTGCTGCAGTGGTGATATCGACCTTCTTATAAATACCTCGCTCAATACCTTCAACAATCTTGTGAATGGATACGTACTTCTCGATAGCAACGCCCAGAGCATCGTCAATGGAATCAGCATTAGGATCAATAAGGAAATTCTTAGGGTTAACTGGTTTAATCTTGACCGCAACTCTATCTTTCTCTTGAACTCCAATAGCTGCTGCATTAGCAATGCCGGGAATCGCTTGAGTAGCTGGAATGTATTGCTTCTCAGTCTTAACAATGATCTCACCAATACCTGTACCATATATTTCAGCCATCAACTCAATCTGGTCAATAGCTTTCTTAATCTTGTCTCTCTTGAAGTCTTCGTGAAGTTGAACCTTAATTTGTTCAACATCTAAAGGATTACCATCCACATCTAGAACGTCATCTGAGATGTCAAAGAATTCACCTTGACCGAAGATAGCTTCCATGATCTCAGCGTGACGAGTCTCAATGGCTTGCTGTGTAGCTGGAGAGATGATGCGTGAACGCTCTGACTCACGAGTCTTATCCTCAGCAGCCCAGATACCTCGGAAGACACGCTCATACTCTAACCACAAATCCATGTAGTTAGCATCTCTATGGTCACGCCAGCGAACAATGTGCTGAGTAACCCATGAGGTTAGTTCCTTTTCAGACTCTGTAGGTTCTTCCCACTGAGTGTCTTTATTGTCATCAAATTGATCTTTAGTTAAAGCCATAATATTGTTTTATCCCTTGTTATTACCATTTAACTTTTAAATAAGCTGCTGCTATACGCTTACGTTTAGCATTGATATTTGCATACAAACCAGTTGCCATGATAATAGTCCTTATTTAGTAGTATCTGGAAAAGGGTCGCTATACACAGGATTCACTATTGTTTGATTATTAGTTAATCCAATGTTTCTTTTGATTTCAACTGGAACAGCATTTTTACCAGATATAAATGCTTCTCCTAATGCGTATTGGTCGCCACCTAAAAAGGTATTAGCCAAAGCACTCCCCATTCTTTTAACTGGATTCATTTGTGCATAATCTTGAGCAGCGTACTTATGAACTTCATTGTTAAAGTCATAAGAATCGTAAATCTGATATTCGCCAGTTTCAGGGTTTATTTTATATCTAAATCTACCTAATGTTTGTGCCCATCCAGCAGGATCTTTATCAAACTTGTTTTGAGCTGTTCTTCCGCCATAACCTGTGTATGCAAAAGAAAAATCACTTGGGATTTTACCTTTGGCAGCTTCACGAAGTTGTTTAGCTTGAGTGAGTTGTAGCTGTGCTCTGTTTTTAATGTTTTCTAAGAAATCAACTTTTTCAGGGTCTATGGTTTTAGAATATTCAAAATCTCTTTTAGAGTTACTTTCCAGAATTTTAGCCTCTTCAAGCAATTCTTTTTTAGGTCTTTTAAAATAATTTAATTTTTCTTGATAATGTGATTTTATTAAATTATCTAAAGCAGCCAACTCTTTTTCAGTAAAATCAGTATTACTAATTGGTTTGTTAGTTGTGTTAGTTAATGATTTTAACAACGATTCGCCATAGGTACGTTTACGCATATCTACTGAACTTCGATATTTGTCTACTAACGAATTAAACAAACCATCTTCCATTGTCATTCTCCTTTAGTAACCTGCAATCTTGTCATAAACTTCCCACTCATCCTCTTCATAGTCAGTGTTGTAGCTTGTGATGGCTAACTGATCTATGTAACTTAAAGCATCTACCAAGTCATCATGTACACCAGCTGTGGGGAACATGATTAGTTGATCCTTGAACTCACTCCAGTCTTCTTTCTCATTGAAAGTAACCCTTCCATGTTCCATGCGACCTTGTAAGCTCCAGACAACCCTGTCAATCTTCTTCTTGTTACCATGCGTTAAGTCATGGATGTGTGAGTAGATATTGTTCTTCCTCATCAAGTCAGTTAGGTAGGGCAGTACAGCATTCTTTAATGCTCCTCTCTCAATACCTATGCTTGTAGGTTCAAAGTCTCTAATCACCTTCAAGATATTTACAGCTGTCTCTCTGATGTCCCATCTACCATGCTGTATCTTGTGTACCCACCAGTTACCGTTATCCTCTAACTTCACAATGGCAATAGCTGTCTCATCTAATCTCTTCTTAGAGGCACTGGCATTCTTACCAACTTCCTCAAACCCAGCTAAGTCAATGGCTACAATGTAGCTACCGTACTGAGGTTCTTCAGCAGTCTTGAACCATTCCTCTTTGAAGACATCTGCACCTGAGGTATCAAAGCTAGACAGGTATTCCTGCTTGAATGCAAAGGAACTCAATGTTCTCTTAGCAGCCTCAATCTCCTTAGGATCAATAGTCTCATTGTCCTGAGTGGTGAAGTGCCATGACTTCCACTCTTCGTCAACTTCTTTACCAAGATTAAAGATGTCATAAAACCAATTACGTCCACTTGGAGTTGAGATAAACAAAGCTCTTCCTTTTTTATCAGACAAAGAAGCTCGAATTACCTTCTCCCAGATGTCCTGCTTAATAAAAGCACATTCGTCTAGCACAACATAGGTTAGTGAGACACCACGCAAAGAGTCCGGATTATCAGCTCCTCGCACTAGAATCTTACGTCCATTAACCAATGTAATCTCAAGGTTGTTAACGTGACTTGATTTAATTACAGGTCTTCCCAGATCGTGTAGCAAGTCCCAAAGAATCGACCGGGCTTGTCCCAGAGTAGGGGCAATATACATTACAGCCGAACCTTCAGGGCAGTTAAGTGCTTCGATAAGCAAAGACACTGCCGATAACCTAGACTTACCACATCGACGACCAGCTGCAACTACTTTAAATCGGTGAGTATTCTTAAATACATCTTGTTGCCAATTAAGCAGTTTAAAGTCTAAGGTAGTCATACATCTATCACTTCATCATTTGTACTAACCATAGGACTATTAAGGCCACTTATGTTAATACTAATCTGAGGCATACTACCACCACTTTTAGCTGTATCAAACACTGATGCTGGTAATATCCTATCCATTGCTAACTTAATTGCTGCCATCTGTCCGGGATGTTCATCATCCAAAGCTATCTGAATCATCTTATCAAGGATTCTAGTGCCACCTGTGGCTAGTAATCTTTCCTTGAACTCTTGAAGCCTACCTGCATCACCTACTGGCCTACCTACCTTATTCTTAGTTCTGTTCTTAACAGCTTGAAGGTCAGTCTTTGGAGGTCTGCCCTTACCACGTAGTTTAGGCGACATAACCACCGAGACATCATCTTTAGTTTCTTGCATTGTCTTTGTCCTATATAGGGAGACTTTTAAGTATAGTACTATATAGTACTAAGACATTGTGTTTAAGTTATATAGACATAACATTATAAGTAATTAATATTAATTTACTTAGTAAGTTATTACATTTAAGTTAAGACAACTTAAATTATACTTATAATAGTTTTATTTAAGTGTATTTAACTACTAAGTTCCCTTTCCAAGGTGTACAGTTCAGACTACTTAGTCTCAACTTAGAAGTGGGGTCAGGCTTCTTAGTAAACTCAATTATATCCTATAAAGAATATTGTATCATACTTTTGTCTATTTGTCAAGCTTTTATTGTCTTAGACACATATATTTATACAATCATGTGATTCTAGTCACACTTATGTTCACTTTAACGCTACTCTTAAGTCCCCTTGTTAAGGTGTACACTGCCTACATTTTAGTTACTTTGTAGTCTACACTACTTTTACTTTATAAATCAAGTACTTATGGTTAATTCATCTGTCCCTAATTAGTCCTTTTTAGTTTTACTTTTTTGTGAACTTCAGAGGCTCCCGCTAAAGTAATCACACAAGCTCTCCCCCTCCCCCCCTATGAAGTTAGTTAGTGCTTACTTACATGGTACTCCAAAGTCATATGTACACTTACGATCTCTTAAGTTAGTTAGTGCTTACTTCGCAGTTACTCTGTAGGTAACGTTAATGAGAATCATTCGCATTTAGCAGGCGTGAGAGGCTATGTAGCACCCTCTGAAGCCCTTTGAAGTACCTTTGAAGTATCACCAACATGGTGCATTTGAGGGTATCACCTCACCATTATAGTGCACATTATCACCAATACAGTGCACCCTGTGGATAACTCTCAGAATTGTTAATAACTTATTTGCTTGTGGATAACTACACAGTTACACTCTAGAAGTGCCTGTGAATAACCTGTTAGTCAGGGATAAACTGCAAAGTTGGCACACTGTTTGCATAGTAACATACGTCTCAACCAACCAACTAAGGAACTACGATGACAAACACAATCACTCTAGAACTCACAGAAGCTGAACTGCAGGCAGTATCAGTTGCACTTCAAGTACGTTCTAACAGTTTACTGGAGAATATTAAAATCAATGAGCGTTTAGACATTAAGCACATTCTAGAGAGAATGTTTGAAAGTAACACTAACGCACTGGCACAGGTTGAAAAGACAATCGAAGCCTCTTACAGTTACAACTAAGGAACCAACATGAAAGAACAACTGATGCACATTACATATAAAGATCAATACGGGATCCATTCATACTCACTAGAAGGCTTTGTAGACGGTGACTTCGTAGGCTTTGCCAGTGCCTCTAAAGATAGGGTTCAACATGAGCTTGCATGGTACACTGACAACTTCGACGGTTTACCTGTATCATTCACCACAATCACAGAGGAACTAAAATGATTGAAAAGATAATTGATGTATGCTTCGCAGTACTTATCGGCCTCATGTTGGCGGGTGGTGCATTGGCTTATTTTGATGTGTTAGTAAAGTAACTTTAAAGGAAATATGATGCGTAAAATTGAACAACAAATTTGGGATGCTATCAAGGCTAAAAAGTCAGTGACTCTAAACAACTCACGGGTTGAATATTTGCCTGAGATTGACACGCCTACACGTGGTCGCATTGAGTATGTTAAGATATATCTACATGAGCACCATATAGCCAGTTACAGTTACTCTCACGATAGAGTTGACTATAACCCTGTCACTTTAGCTTTATGGCCTACAAAGACCACTAAAAGCAGACTTCGTGCCTTAGGTGTACGTGTCTACACAAAAAAGGGTGCAACCTATGTTGGCGATAAATTGATTGTCTCCTAAGTGACAGTTCAGATTGTGACAGTGTGACAGACTGTCATTGTCTGCAATGTTGCAGGGACAGGCTACGGCCTAACTTTGAAAGTTGAACTATGACTGATACTAAATACAATGGCTGGACGAACTACGCTACATGGCGGGTCAATCTTGAGATCTTTGATGGCTTTGACCCGTTCGATAACTTTGCAGACGATCAAGCCTCTATGATGGACTGGCTGGCTGATTCTCTCAAAGAGTATGCACATGAGATCATTGAGCAGACAAGCTCTGAGGGTTTAGCTAAAGACTATGCACTGGCTTTTATGTCAGATGTAAATTGGCATGAGATTGCTGAGCATATGTTTTTAGATTATGCTGATGAAGATGACATTAAAGCTTACAAAGAGGGAGAAACAGCATGAGACAGTTTAACATTGAAGTGAACAAGCATAAACTAGAATTAATTGTTGACTTAGAACGTGACCATTGGTATGTCTTGTTCCCTAAGTATGGACAATATGCCAGTGGTGATATTGGACATGGAAGCTTTGAAAGAAACCATAATTTTATTGTCATTGGTTCAAGGGATTATGAGCTAGTGTTTGACTGTGACGATGACGGGAAACGATGGGAGAGTGTGTCTATATTTGACGTTAAAAAACAGGCTTATTTGCCTACATCATGGGAATTTTAAAATGAATACTAAACTACTAAAGCACTCACGTGAGCTTTTCAAGTCTTATGACGTACCTGAGCACGTAAGGCGAAGCTATCGTTTAAAGTGGGTGAGATCAATCAGAAACCTAGGCGACAAGTGGCTATTTGCCAACCATGTAGAACGAAAGGAACCAACACAATGACTATTGAAACAATAACCTTTCACTTTGTAGGTCAATTAGAGGATTCAGGTGCTATTGTAGACGTTCAATGTCAGATTGACGAAGATGGGGACTGTAGAAGCTTAGACTCAGCAATGTATCAAGGTATTAACTTACTTGAAGTGATCTCTCACGATCAATGGGAGAACCTTCAATGGGAGGCATCAAAGAAATATAAACTTGAGAAGATTGAACAACAGACCATTGACCATGACAACAATAGCACTTTGGAAGCCATCTATGGCCTCTTAAAGCCATCATTTTACATTAGGTAAGGGGTAGATAGCTATGTACTACACAAAAGGCTCCATTGAAGGTTACTCAGGTGAGGGTAAATTCTTAAATAAAGTGATAACCATTAAGTTTGATTGCTTGATGGCTGATCATGACTTAGAAAAGTTAATTGAACCTATCAGAGAGCAATTCAATGAACTAGGTGATAAATTAGACTTTAAAATGACTCTACAAAGTGAGGATATATAACCATGCTCTCAGACATTGACTTAAAAGACTGGATTGAACAACCTTCAATTCCACTGTATGACGTACCTAGGGAAACACCAGTTAAGACACCCAATGGGATGCTATGGTTCAGTCACATTGACGGGATGTATAGCCTGAGCTATGATGGCAATGGGAACCCAGTGCACATGCAAGCATGGGTGAAGGTTAACCCTTATAGAAAGAAACAAGATGAATGAATACTGCTTTAAAGTAAGTGAAACAAGGGAAGAATGGGTCTATGCAAGCAATGAAGAAGAAGCTGAAAGCATGGTCTATGAGCAGCTTGGGTATGACCCTGAGGAAATGGACTTGATTGAAGTGAGGGAGGATGTATGAAATGCTTATGTTGTGACAGGATATTGACAGACTATGAGAGTACTCGTAAACACGCAGTGACTGGGAGCTTCATTGACCTATGTCAGCAATGTTTCAAGACTGTACAGGCTGACTCTCACCTACCTACAAAGGATAGGAAAGACCTTATATCCTCCGATGATATAGATGACAGTGCTGATGCTGAAGAAGGTGACTGTCACGTTGGAGACACTAACACTGAAGGAGATCATTGACAATCTGTACAAAGTGTGCTACCCTTTACTTTAAAGATACTACAAAGTATCTAGGATGATTCATAGAAGTTAAATACACTATTAAAGTATTATTTAAGTAATATACTTATAAAGACTTTAAAGTGCCCGTAAACAGACATTTAACCTTGAAAGGATAATTTTATGTCTATTGAAATGATGGATGATGATGACATTGACATGGACTTGGTACAGTATGAATGCTGGTATTGGTCTGTCATTGACAGTATGGCTGAATTAGTTATGAACAATGGTCGTGATAAGGTTATGTCTCATGTATCTGAGGCAGTCTTACACAAAGTGCACAGTGGTTACGTTGTAGCCAAAGAGAATGAAGATCCTCTAGCATGGTAATGGCTATCTTTGTTGCCATCGTAACTTTAATTAAACTGGTACTAAGTAAATGAACATTGATCCTGATAAGCCTTGGCCTTTCCCATCTAACCTCATTCATGGTGGTGACAATGACCCTAAGTTGATTGCTGATTGTCTTGAACTGCTACAGGACTTCACTGCCTTTCAACTCAGAGGTGAAATCTACTATGGCTACCTCGATGTGAGAGCATTGAAGGTCATCGAAGAACTAAGGGAGGCTCAAGACAATGAAGCTAAACCTAGTACGTAAACCTAAGCCTGAATCAAAGCTTATCAAGCACATTGCCTGTGATGCCTGTGGTAGCTCAGATGCCAATGGCTTATACGATGACAATCACACGTATTGTTTCTCATGCAATACTTACTACAATGAAACTGATGCTGATGAACTGTCAGTTATGCGAGATGCAGTAGCACCACGAAAGACTCAGATGCTAGAAATTAAAGGTCAGATTAAATCGATACCTGATAGAGGTATTACCCTTCAAACCTGTGAGAAATATGGAGTAACACAAGACAATGGACAGCACTTTTATCCTTACACTGACGATGCCGGAGGAGTTGTTGCAGCAAAACTTAGAAGAGTGGCAGACAAAACTTTCAGCATTCTTGGAACATTCACGAATGCTAGGCTTTTCGGACAGCAGCTCTTTCACGCTGGTGGCAAAGCAGTCACCATCACTGAAGGAGAACTTGACGCTCTAGCAGC